AGAAGCAAAAACACTAACATTTCAAAACTTATATGGTGGTGTCAGAAAAGAGATTGCTAAGATGAGTGAGTTTTTCAGAGGTGTAGAAGATTTAGTTAAAGTATTTTATGACGAATATATGACTCGGAATGGAATTTTAACACATATTTATAAACGACCAATGAGAAGAGCTAATTTAGGTGACCTAAATGCTCAAAAGTTATTTAATTATTACATACAGGCGTATGAAACAGAGCGGAATGTTACTATCTTAAATAAACTACACACATATTTATTAGAGAGAAAGACTAACATAGTTCATTACAACTATGATAGTTTTTTATTTGATTATGCCAAAGAAGATGGAAAGGAAACAATACATGATATCCAAGAAATCTTACGACAAGATGATTTTATTATACATAGTAAAGTCGGTAACACTTATGGGACATTAACAGATTATGAGTTTTGATTTAGGAAAACTTTTTATAGATTGGAGACGAATTGTCCCAAATGGTGTGCCAAATCCAAACAACGATTACCACCTCGTTTTATTAAAAGAGATTTGTTTGGCAAGAGGTATCGATAAAGATGTGATTGATAATGTTATCTTGACATTGGAAAAGAAAGAAATCAAGCCTGACACAAAAATAACATATAAGTTAGGTGATAAGGATAGAGAGACTACTTACGATAAAGCTATCAAGAGAGATAAAGAACATCCAGCATACAAAGCTGCTAAAGCACTACAAGATAAAGAAAGTGGTGAAGATGATGGAGAAGAGGAAACAGAAAAACAGAGTACAGACTTTTCTACAGATGCTTACGCCGATGCTCTGTCAAGTAACAAAGATGACGACATTGATGATAGTGATACTGATACTCAATCTCAACAAGACAATATAGTTGCTGGAAATCCTAATGAGGGTGATAACCAAGTTAAAAACGACATGTTAAAGTTTGGATATAAAAACTTTAAAAAAGAAACTGGTACGAAACCAGCGCCAGGTGGAGCCGGTTCTGCTTTTAACGAGATAATGTCAGGTGAAGGTGTTCATATTTTGGAAGAGAATCCAGACATGACAGATGAAGAACTTGCCATGAAATTGTACGAGATGAGTGAAGAAACTGAGCTTGGTAAAGAACAAAAGGGAACAAAAGGTATACTTAAAAAAGATATGCCAGAAGGTTTTGAAGGTAATGAAAAACTTTACTCTAAATGTCTTGTATCAGCAAGGTCTGCTAGAAAGAAACACGAAAGAACACAAGAAAGAATTAAAAACCTACAAGAACAAAATAAATTTGGTGAACCGCAAAAAACTTCAACTTTTTATGGAGCTCAAAGTTCTATAGATGCTCAAATACAAATGATAGAAGGTGCTAATACAATTCTTACACCAAAAGGTAGAGTGGTTAAAAAAGAAGACGCTATTGCTTTTGTAAAAGCTGGGGGTGGTGGAATGAACCCATCCGATACTGCCACTTTTGTGGTTGATGAGAATGGTACTCTATTAATACAATTTCATTCTGATAAAACCACTACTGGTGATATTCAAGATAATTCCACTTTAATCAAAGAGGGTGAAAATTATAAAGGTTATTTAGAGGATGAGGATTTGTCAGAAGAAGAAAGACAACAGGCTAACGATTTGATAGATGACTACTCTAAAAAAATTACTGAAATAGAGGATAATTACAATAAACAAGCAATTCCAATTGCTCAAAGATTAGAAGAGTTTCCAATAGAAGATCAAGTAAAAATAATTGAAGATGATAAAGGAACTATAAAACAAAATATTGATGCCGCACTCTTTGGTGCGAAGGGGATAAAATCAAAATATGAACAACATTTAAATGGTCGAGATCCTGAAAAATTATCTTTGCAAGAAAAATATGAAATAATTAGAAAACATGTTTCTTCTGGACAAGGTATTGGAAGTGATACTAAAGTAATTAATAAAGTAGGTGAAGCACTACGAAAACAGAATCCTGATCTTGAAGGGTTGAATGTTAAGAAAAACCTATCAGACCAAAGAGAAAAAGTCGTTGGATTACAAAGAGAAAGAGTTAATAAACTAAATGAAATAAAACCTGGATTGGGAATATCTATGGAAGCAAATGAAGCCGAAAGAGCATTTCATCTTAAAATGATGGACTACCCACCTAAAGAATATGAAGAAGGCAATCCTGAAAGTTTAATGGGAGAAACCTTAGATGTAAATATGGGTGGTAATATTGTCAATGGAGAGGTTCTAAAAAATTGTTTGGATGTTGAGAATACTGAAGAGTTCAAAGAAAGATTTAGATTAGTTGAAGATGATGAGTTAACTTATTCACAAGATGATCCAACAATAGTTACTGGTAAAAATGTTTTTACCTATGCGATAGATACCGAGACAGGTGAACGAATAGACATCGGTTTTAAAACCTATCGTTCAAAAGATGGTGCTGCTGGAAAAACCAATAATACTATGACATACAGTACAGAAATGCAAAACTGCTTTGAAACAGGCGAGAAACCATAATGAAAACACAACTATTATGTACATTCACGACTCAACATAATCTTGAACAATCTATTCGTGATATCACGAAAAACTTCAAGGTCGTGTTTGAAAAGATTTATGTACTACAAAACGAGGACAAACCAAAGGAACTGATTTGTACCTACAATGTTAATCAAGAAGATGATATAGATTTTAATGCTGTAAAGAATACAATATCTTTACATCGTAAAAAGATAACCAATACACTATATACGATAAATGCCCTAAACGAACTGATAAAATTAATAAATAACGGAGTGTTAGATACTAATTATCAAGTCGAATGGGATACATATAAGAATATGATTTTGATATCGAATAAAGAAGGTTTACAGAAAATACCGACAAGGATACTAAAAATAATCGAGTTATAATGGCGTCACCAATATATTTTTTCACCAGAAGTGGATGTATCTGGTGTCAGAAAATGAAGCCGTCAATAGACCAAATAAATGAAACTCTGAACGATGAACAAAAGATTCAGATTCATTCTATTGATGAAAAGAAATCAAAAGTAATCTACGATAGTGTGATTCGTATGAACAATACACAGAATGTTATTCCACTTATGTATAACTCAAATATAGGAACAACTCTTTTGGGTTACAATGATAAGAAAGATATTCAGAAGTTCTTACGAGCAGAACCAATAAGTATTAAACAACCACTAACACCACTACCACATTTAGATATTGAGAAAAGTTCAGGAAAAGACTTTGACAATTGGAAAAAAAGTGTTATATTATGGTATGGGGAAAATGAAAAACATCTTCCTACAAATGTAATAGACAAAGAAAAAATGATAGATATGGTATACAAACAATGGATGGCATACAAAACTAAACCTGCTACTGTAGAAAGTAGGTTGTCTGCCTTAGAAGAGAAAGTTGATAAAATACTCGAAAAAATCTCTTGACTCTTTCATCAAAAGTTTGTATATTATATAAATTGGTTATCTACAAATTTTACTTAAGTAAT